TTTCAGGATTTACCACAACATCGTACGCGATCTCGTTACCATTGGCGTCCCGGAGAAACAAACGCTCCAAGTCAATCAACGTCGAAGTCGGCATATTTCCGTCCAGTTTGATTACGATTGTAGGTGGAGGTGCCGCGTATGCCGGTGCTGTCTTCACGGTGGTTTCGGTCTTGGTGCTCATTAAAAATGCACCTTGAGTATGAATGTGGTAGAATTTGATAAAAGTGCCATGCACGTCCTTCAAGAAACCAGCATCATTATATCCGACAGTGTCTCCGATATAGCTCAAATCCATGTATGGACTTTCACTTTCGTTCGGCTTCGCGTCAGTTGGGACACTTACACCCGAACCGCTTTGTGGATACTTTTGGCCCATATTACTTTGGTTAGAATGAAAATGAAATTTACCTAAGGGCGTGTACATTGTTATATCACTTACCGTACTCGTATTTACAACGGAACCTGGGTTCTCAGTTAAAAATTTGTTGAGAGCATCCATTTTTATGGGTCCGGTGTAAGTCTGTGACGATGGGATAGATTGTGGATCGGGAGCTTCAGGATGCAATGTACCATCTATCGTAGCAGCTTGGTACGCTCGACTGTCTTCAGTAAAAGAAGTACCGCGAGTCTTGTTTGGAATGTAACCCATACAAAACCATTCACCACTCATTTTAATCATACACATAAGGTCCATACCCCGAATCTCTTCCACAACGAAACCTCTATCTTCTATCATATGTTTTATCGCTGGATTCTCAACTCGAACGTAAGTCTCTTCGGATCCCTTCAAACCAGTAGTGCTCAAACCAAAAGAGTTGTGGTCCACCTTTCCATGAAACCAAATCTGGTCCTTTCGTTTTATTTCGTAATCAGGATTATTATCTTTGAAGTGAACACCTACACCAGATCGAACTGCCAAAACATCATGTCCAACCCATTTGTCATCTATTAATGGTTTGTATGCCGACGCTTCGACCAATTGCGTTTTCGATGCCGTAGCGGAGTATGGTGGCGTTTCCGATGCTGTGGCAATAGCCGGAGTCGCCCCATAGGTGTATAAAGTACCATCTTCCATCAAGACCAACGCGGCGTGTGTGGAACACGCAATCTTTTTGATTTTTTTGGTTGGATTTGTTGCAAGAAACGTGTTCAAAATATCATTTGGAACACGTACGTGTACATTTTCGGTGTTTGTGTCCATATTTCCAATAGCGTCGAGTCTACCCAGACGATTGCTTGAGTGGTGCGCTCCTATACTGTAATAAATACCACTCAAGGATTTTATAATTCCCCACTCTTGTTCACTAGATGTATTAAAATAGATTTCATCGACATCGTCCCCGTATCCGGTAGCTTCGGCGTAATTTTCATAATGTACGGTTGCTTCTCTACCCAAAGTAGAACTTTTTTTGTTTAACTGACCATCTGCCTTCGTCCCTGCACCGCCTGTAAAGACTTTGCGTTGAATACTGTACATACCCGACGAATCTACGTTACCAAGGTCAGTTACCTTACGCACCTTGAACGTGTAATCTGTATCCGGATCCAAACCCTCGACCGTAAAGGTAAGTTCTTCACCAGCAGATACTTCACCCTTTTCCAGGTCATTTGCGTAAATGATGTATTTTTGTACAGTCGCGTCACCGTTGTCATCATCCGTCCATGTCAGTACGGCTGAATCTTGGGTAATGTCACTTGGAGATACTATCGAGCCTAATGCTCGTTTTTTGGGTTTTTCTCCTTTTCTGCTGGCAAAACCCTTTTTAAGGTTTGAGATGGTAGAACCCACACGATCACCGTTATGCATTACAGAAATTGGTGAAGTTTCTGTTGTTAGTTTTGTTTCAATGGAATCAGTTGTGACAGCAGAACCTTCTTGTACATATACTGACGCATCTACTACTGCACTACCCGCAATAATCTCGTGTATAACTATATCTTCTGGTGATACACCCTCCAATGCGTCTGCTGTAGCTTGTATGAACGAAGTTCTAAATGCGGCCTTATCATCTCCCGACATAGACTCCCATGCAATGTCGAATGTACTTGTATAATTGACGACTCCAATGTCGTATATCACTATCGTTTCGGGTTGTCGAATAACAAGTGGAACCGTGTGATCTGTTGAAACATACAGTCTCATTGTTTTAACTAAAAAATACAAAATTGTTCGACTATAAATATTTAAACACATTATCAAATTAATGTTATATATTGCTTGTGTTTATTTTTTCGTCGGTGAATTGAATTCTGGAACTTTTCATATAGTTTTAAACAAGTCATCTACCCTATATTGTTCCAAAATAAACATTGCGTCTATACAATGCACGTAATACTCTTTACATCCAATATTGAAATCATTTCACGTATATCTTCATCCAAGAGAAACGTTGCATCAACAAAAATGCAATCCAAATATTTCAGGGAAATCAAAAAAGAATAGAAATCGATGGTTTTCTTTTGCATTCGTAATTCCCGATTCAAAACACATATATTCTTTTTGTCCCTGAATGTTGCATGTGTATCGTCGCATTCTGTTACCAATCCAATTTTCTTGGCGTAGTCATAGCATCCAGCAATCCCATACAAGTTACCCGCGATCTTTTCATCGATTAACTCACGATACATCTTATCACGAGATTCACGATACATTTCAAGCGTCGCAAATTGCTGTTTTGAAAAGAATTCCTCGTTTGTTTCTATAACAAACGTTATTCCATGTACATCATTTTGTAAATATTGCGAAATCATGGATTCAGCGCTGAGTTTAGGGTCATACATGTAATTCATCGTCTTCAATGTATCTAGATCAATCACGTTGATGAGATCAACATACAATTCATGTAGTTTTGTTTTATTCACGTGTTCATCTTCAAACCATATCACGCTCACAGGAATATTTGAATGGGTCGCGAAGAGTACGAATGATATTATAATCTTAATTCGCTCATGAATATTTCCGATAGGATTTACAACAATATTGTTGCTGATAGACATTTATTCAATCGCATATAATAATATAGGGTGCGCGAACGAATTTAGTGCGACAAGATTCAAACAAATGTATGGTATTCATAGTATTTCGATAAGAATAGATACAATTGAAAAAAAATCGATTTTCACCTATTTTCATCTCAAAAATACTTTTCGGAAGCGTTTGGATGCATGCCTGTTGATGAACTGAACCACTCATTATTTCAAGACGTTCTGGAGTATGTCCCAACATATAACACGATTCCAATTAAAAATCAAACCATTGTTCAATCCGAGTTGGTACGTTCCATCGATTTATTTTGTAAAGAAACGTGTCACACGAATTTCATTGTATCTTTATCCGGTGGTGTCGATTCGATGGTGTTGATGACCATTTTGCATTATTTGAATTACGGAGTAATCGGTGTGCATATTAACTATAATAATAGATGTGAAAGTGTTCTAGAACAACAATTTCTGATCGAATGGTGCAAATATAATGGAATAACACTCTATACGAAGTCGATCGAGAATATCCTTCGGAAAAACATGAACCGGACGGATTATGAAACCTTGACCAAACGAATGCGTCTGGATTTGTATAAAGAGGTCATTCTGAAGGAACAGGGTAAATATGTGCTTCTGGGACATCATAAAGATGATATCGTCGAAAATGTGTTCGCGAATGTATGTCGGGGAAGAAACATTATGGACTTAGCAGTGATGAAAAAAATGGCTGTCATAGATTCTATTCACATAGGGAGGCCTATGATACATATTTACAAGCAGGTAATATATGAATTCTCGAAATTATATCAAGTGCCCTTTTTCAAAGATACTACCCCGTGTTGGTCTGTGCGAGGAAAGTTTAGAAATGACATTCTTCCGAAAATCGAAGATGCTTTCACAACAAACGTGAAAGATAATTTAGTTGGTTTGAGCGTACAATCTAATGAATGGAATGAATTAATATACGCAAGCATAATTACACCATTCATGAATAAAATGAATACACACGCAATCGATAATAAAACAAAGATTGAATTCGACATCGAAGAATATATTGCATATCCGCATTGTTTTTGGAATCATGTATTCGTAAATCTCTTCAACAATTACGGATACAGTTCTCCTTCAAAGAAAGGAATTCAAACGATGCTGAGTGCTGTAAAAAAGTATCGAGAACTGAACGACAATGTAGTACATAAAGTAACTCTTAGTAAATATTGTGAATGTACGATTCATAAGTACAAAGTGGCTATTGAATTCGAACGATATTGAAATTTGTGATGTATTTTCTCACAATACATGTTTTTTTCCGGAACGTATATGTATATATAACTTACTTTAATTACCAATAATACAATATATGATTACAAATTATATCATGGGTTTTTTTAATATTGATGATTTGAATTTATTCAGATTTTGTTTCTGGTTTGAAAACAAATATCGAGTTACCAGCACGATTACAACCGTAACTTTCTGTTGCTTCCGGACCAAAAAACACATATGCTGGAAGACTGAACTGTTGAGTTATGATGCGGACAGGATCTAATGCATGTAGTGTTGTTCTTGACGAATCGGTATAATATTTATACTCAACTTGAGAATCTGAAATGATAGTCATTCTGAGATAATGGTTGATGAATTGAGTATATAATTCATCGGGATACCCTGGACCTATTTTACTCTTGTAATACCTGTCACCAGATAATTGGTCTCCGCGGTAAACTTGCCATCCATTATTCCTGTGCAACATGTACCATGAATAGTTATATGAACCTTGAGGATATTCTGATGCGTCAGACCCGTTGGGTGAAGACGTTAAACCGATACTGAATTCTACCTCAAAAGAATGGTCTGTTGGACCTTCCGTTATGATATCTAAATCAATAACGTCCCCCACATCATATGTTTCCCTATCTGATACGTACGATTTAGCACTTAAGCCAGTTGTCCATGTGTGTGAAAATAACGTACATGGTAATGAATTTAGGGTGTTCATATCAACTACACCGTTATAAATTTTAATTGAATTAATATATTGAGATTCAGGTCCCCCTCGGTTAGACATCAATTGAAAATGTTTTAAACTGTTGAAATTAAAAGCATCGAAGTCGTTGTCTGTAATATTCGCAGTCGTTATTAGCTTATTGTCAATGTAACAAGCTATTGTACCTGGTTGGGCTGCTAGATCAGTCCCGTCTGTTTGATTTATATTACACACACCTATAAAGACGTGTTCATATCCAAAATCTCTATTGGCATCAATTGTCGAACCATCTAAATGTAATGTATCTTTATGAGGTGTGTGCACTTCTCTATTTCCAAATGGTTTTGAGTTTGTTGCGGTATTTACTTCAAAATAGACTGGAGACCAATAGTTGGGTTCAGCCAAAAGTAATCGTTGATGTAATACGATCGTATCACACGCTTCTTCAGAAGTTGGTACTGTTCCAAAAGAAATAGACAAATTAACTCTTGCTGCTGCTGATTCATGGTCAGGGTTCGGTGTGTAATATCGTATCATCCATGTAAAATTGCGTGTGGGCAATAAATCACCAATTGGAGACACTAACAACAAATTTTTACTGTCAGTATGCAACCATCTAGATCCATACAAACTTACAAAATCGTAATCAAAATATGAGGCACCTACTTGTTTGGTCAGCGTATATTCTGGATTACCTGTCACTTGTTCGTCGAGTGTATCGGTGGCGAAATCGTAATGAACCCTAAGGGAAAATAATTCTATGGGAGTTGAATCTATGTTTCCAAGATTCGTAAATTTACGCACATTGAAGGATTGGTTGCTCGTATCGGTACCAATATTCGTTAAACTCCACGTAAATGTATCCTTCGATATATCATCTTGAATGATCACACCGTCTAACAAAATAGCATATTTTTCGACTACCGCGTCACCGTGATCTTCAGGTGTCCATGTGATATCTCTGGATGTTTCAGTAGGACTCTCGATCGTCTGAATGATAGGGGCACTTGGTAATATCAATGTTTTTACGGTTTCAAACCCAGTGCTTGTTTGTGTAACGAACAAACCTATGTTACTTAAATGATGATAACTTACAAATGTTCCAGTAAGATTTGCCAAATCATTTGCATTTCCAATATTGTTTAAATTCATTTCGGGGATCTCAACGAAAGATGTTCGTGTTTGAATCCAAGAAACAGTGTTGTTTCCCCAAGCCCCATAACTGGATTGAGGACTCATAATGTGAAATTTACCAGTACTTGGAGTGTATATACAAGTGGAGTAATGTTTGCTTTCAACTAAGTAGGAATCTGATGGAAGTGACGCTAAGAAACTGTTCAAATACTCTAGTTCAACTATGTCGGTAGCAGGGTAGGAACTAGAGTACCAAAGAGTTGCAATATCTTCGGCTGTCCAAATGCGTCCAGTCCAATTACTCGCGCTATCTGAATATCGTGTATCTGTGATTGGATATGAACTACAAAATTGGTGCGTTCCAAGACCGTACCACACTCCGTCGATATTAATTCGTAGTAATCGGGACGTAGTATGAATCTCAATGACTGATTTTCCTATTAACAACTCATTCAGTTTTGTGTTTTCTCTCACAATTTTGTCCGAGGTACTATTAATTCCATTAAAATCAATTATATTTTCATCAAATCCGAACTGTTGGGTGTTTCGACCAATGAATGTTACTTTGTGTTCGTTTCCTCTAACGAGGTGAGCCACGATTGAGTCTTCATATCCATAAACATTCTTAATTACCCATCCTATGTCTAAATAAGATTTATAGGGAGATTCTCCTCCATCATCCAAAATAAACTCACTAAATGAGGGTCTACTGTATTTATATTTCATACCTCTACCACCTTCACCATAATGCCAAACCTGGCCATTTTCTAACAGTGCCACAACACCATTTTCTAACAAACCAATTGATTTAATTTGTTTAGTTGGGTCATGAATATTATCTTGATTGTGATTATTCAAATGGTCATTATATACCGCTGAATAACCTTCTTGAACAGATGTTACATTGCCTAAACGGCCGTGATAATAGGATTTTCCCGGGCCCACGCTATAATAAACACCACCTAGAGTTTTTACAATAGCCCAATCATGACCAGTTCCATATACTTTGTCTACATCAACACCAAAGAATGTTGTTAATTCAAATGTACTGGATTCGGTCCCCAACTGGTCATTATTACCAGCGATATATACGTTTCTTGTTATATCAAATACACCACTTGAATCGGAGTTACCTAAACTTGTTACTTTCCGTACGATTATTGTATAATCCGTGTTGGGTTCGAGAGATGTTATTGTATAGGAATTTGCAGTAGCTGAAATAGTATCATCAACTATTACATTATCTACCAATACAGCATATTTTATAAGTTTCGCATCACCATTCGATTCAGGGGTCCATTCGATCTGAATCGTATTCAGAGTGATTTCTCCTTTTGTGACCGTTGGTGGTGACGCTGGTGTTTTCGGAAGTTCTCCAATTACACTAGATAACCCGGTAACAATTGAAGATATCGTTGGTGGTGTGTCTCCCAATACGCCTCCCGTGTAAATAGATGTATCACTGAGTGTGTTCATTACATCAGTCGTCGTTATTCCTGTATCTGTCGTTACATACACGGATGCTTTCACTATCACACTACCCTGTGTGACAGAGTGTATAATTACATTATCAATGGGAACACCTAATGATTCTGCGGAAACAGCTTTGAACTGGTCTTCAAACTCCCTCTGTTCAATTGAATTCATTTCGTTCCATTGAGCGTCAAATGTGGTAGTGTAACTTACGGTTTGTATATCATAGGTACCGGGTGCAAATAAGTTCGGGCTTGTTTTGAAATTTTTCATTTCTGCTGAGGCAGAAAACACACCAAATTTCAAACCATGCGTAGATTCTTCAACATGTGTCCAAAAATCAGGATACTCTGTTCTAGAAAATTGATACATCAACAAATTGTCTTTATAAAAATGGGCACGTTTGTCGTCGCAATACACAGCAAACTTTTGAAATGTTTCGGCTAGAGAATCATATTGATCATTATACGCTATACCGTTGTAACTCGTGTTTGATACGTCATAAATACCCCAATCATATCTGCTAACATTGGTTTTACCTGTACCCCAGAAGAGAGTTTTTGTAAAGGGTGTATCAGACAATTGCGAATCACTCGTAGTTAAATATAAACCTACTGATTCAGTTGTTGATTTTATTTCACACTCTATGTATATTGGAAATTCAAGTAGCTTTTTAGATAAAATATAATTGTTTGTTCCAGTTGTGCCCTGTATAAGGCCGTTCGCATTTACATCTTCCGGAAGTTCGCGGAACGCCAGGAACAAGAACGCGCCAGTTGATGTTACTGTGTTCAATGTGTCAAACGTTACCGTTTCTCCCGCATTGTACTGTTTCGAATACGTTGCGAAACCGTAGCCATTGTTCATTCTGAGTTCGTGTGACGATATGGCGAACCCACGATTATTAAGCAAATCATCCTCTACTGCATGGTCAAATACTACACCATCTTCCCAATTGTCCAGCCACGCGAGGACCTCCGTGGGTCTATGGAATTGAATGGTCACGATATTGTAGACGTCACCAAGATTATGTACTGTTTTGAGTGCTCCGACAAATTCGGCAGGCACGACATCATATACGTCAGTTCTGTTTTCATTCCGTTTGCTTCCCACCTCGAACGTCGCCGTGGTGATGTTCGTGACCGTTACTAAAGGCGCTTCTCTGAACGCCAGAAACAAGTACGCGACAGAGTGTGTGTCAATGTGCAATGTGTCAAACTGCAACGTGTCGCCCGCGGCGTACTGTTTCGTATACGTTGTGAAAGGATGGTTACCTGTGAATGTGAGTACGTACGACGATATGGCGAACCCACGATTGACTGAAAGCAAATCATCCTCTACTGCTTGGCTAAATAGATCTGGGTTAGCTGGGTTATCCCCACTGTACTGCCACGCAAGGACCTCCGTGGGTCTGTTGAATTGAATGGTCACGTCGTCGTAGACGGCACCCTGGGTGTATTCCGTTTTGATTGCTCCGACAAATTCGGCAGGCACGGTGTTGTATGTATCGTCCCTATCTTCCAACCATAAGCTTCCAATATCCAACGTCGCCGTGGTGATGTTCGTGACCGTTACTAAAGGCGCTTCTTGGGCCACGAACGTCGTCGTCAATGTGGTTTTTGGTGTATTGTAGATTGCACCGTTATACGTTATCTCGAGATCCACACGTCTCGTCCCGTCGGTTTTGTATGGTGTCAATTGCATGGACGCCACTTGACCCTTGGGAAACAGTGTCATGAGGGTAGACCCTAACGGAGTGGATCGATTAAAATTTATAGTACCCCGTGTAGTACTCGAACTCCCAGTAACTAAATGAGACCCTGCATAATGAATTGGGTTGTTTGGATAGGACGGTTCCAAAACATCCGGATCACCACTCACGGAGAGATCGCTGTTCACATTCACGTCATACTCAATTGGCGTAATTCCGTCACTGCCTTTTAAGATGATTTGATCCCAATGAATACCGTTACTATCAACAGAACCGCCCACCTTGAGCTCGATCGAACCGTAATCAGCCACGATAGTGAAATTTGAATCTGGAGTGGCCAATTCGAAATTTTGCGTGGTCAAATCATAGGATGTTGCGTCAGAGCCTATTGTGTCGGTGGTTGCTGTCAGTGTGTCACTAGCGATATCTGGTATAGTTGCATCGACATGTTTCTCTAATAACCTAAATTGATACGACTGTCCGTATTCGTTCGCGTAATACGTAGCATGTGTCGCGTCAGAATATACGAGTTCATTTGCATTTGGGGTATTCCATTCATTCGTATCCGCATCAAATCGTTGTATTTCCCTAGAATCAATCGCAAATATGGATTCTGATGAGATCGAAAGATTGATCAACAATCCGGATGCCGGTGGTGAGGGGGGAGCCTCGAACGTCGTGATGAATTGGGATTTCGGTACAGCGTATATTACGCCCTGATACGTTACCTCGAGATCAACGTGTCTATTCGTTGTACCATGTTTGAAAATAATCAACTGCATGGACACCACTTGATCCTTGGGAAACAGTGTCACAAGGGTGTCGCCTATATTAGGTGAACCATTCCAAATAACTCGATTTGCCGTACCGTTTATAGGTTTGTGAAGCGCATTGTTTGGATAGGTTGACGTCGACCAATTGCCCGCAGTGTCCCCGTGAAGATTGAACCCCGGGGTCACGATCACATCATACTCAATTTGCGTAACTCCGTCGCTGTCATATAACTTGATTTGAGCCCAATCAATCAAATTGGACGAATCACGAGCACCGTTCATCTTGATCACAATCGAATCATTTTCTGACGCCGACGCGTTCGCGTTCGCGAGTGTCGGTTTAGAAAGTAGATTGATTTCGTGTTTGGGCGCCGCATCAAACGTTGTAGAACCTGCATTACTTGATCCAAGGTTTGGTTGTGTCCCAATCAAAATTCCATTATAATAGGTTTCTATCCCTGGCGACATATCTGCACGAGTGTATGCGATTTGTATCTTGGCGGGGGTGAGATTCAGCGGAAACACCAATTTGAAAAGTGTTGATCCGATCTCTGCATACACTCTGTTCAGGTTTCCGTGACCATTATACCAATCAAAACTGGTGGAATTGTTAAGAATATTATCTGTCAAACCATTGGGGTCATTGCCGCCCCAAGAAGAAGTATTATATTTTCTTTGAATATTCAAATTAACAAATCCTATATCAATTGGGGTATCGTTTATATCGAAGACTTTGATTTCAGATATGGATAAGATGTTTGCGTGTACTTGATATGTATGTATTTTATACGTTAGAGTGTTGTAATGTGTGTTGAAATAAATATCTTGTATCCAAGCAGCAACATCTGACGTCGTAGATACTAAATTACTATTATCCCCTTCATTCGTTTCGAAGCTGACTAATTGATCGTTCATATATACATTATATCCCGGTGTAGTTTGGCAACTATAGTTGTACAACTTCACTCGCGTCGGAATTGTATTATCGGAAAGGAGTTGTAATACAAACAATGTCTCGCCCGCAACCGCTCCAGTATATTCCAAAACTGGAGAAGTGAGATCTGCGTTGGTCAATTTCGTCAATATATCAGTCGATGTCGTGCTTTTAACCTCGACGAACGAATAAGGTATGATTTCATTATTTATATCGTAGAGTTCAATTTCATTGATGGTCACATTTCCAGAACCGGATGGTACATTTATCTCAAATCGTATTTGAGTTTTATAGAAGTTGTCGAAATAAAGCCTTCCAAGTGTATCGATACCTAATTCGAACACACCATTTTGACACACGATTGGGTAGCAGGCTGTTTCTTCGGGTAAAGTACTTATATTTACCCACGTAGATACGGTCACGCTTGGAGCAACTTGTACATTGGGGAATGTTAATGAGTTCGTTTGATCATTGAACCGATATGCCAGACTATTTACCGCGGCATCTCTCGTATATGATACCGAGTCGAACGTCGGGTTTTGATAATTTCCTTTGTTATGTACATCTATTTCAATATTTTCCATTGTTAATACGATTGGGGTGATGTTCGTATTCGTTGATATGAGCGATAGTGACGATGATAAGGATACTGATGTAGGAATGAAAACAATCTTCCTGTTATTGTTCGATGCAAAGTTTGTTATGTACTCGTCTCTAGTAACAATTACGTCATCAACATAATAGTTAATGTCCGAGTTATCCCCCCCTGTTGATGAGTTCGAGTCTTCCAACATGATGGGGTGAGAATTAGTGGAATTGGTCTGGTAGAATGTATATATACCATTCACATTGAACGTATGTAGCACTGAATCTTCGTTAATTTGTATGGCGTCGTTATTCACGATAAGATTGTAAATGAACACATATCCTTCGGTATCGAATCCTAAATCGACTGTCTTGTATAATTGATTCATCAAAGATTCGATGATGCTTATCTCGATTACAGTTGTATAGACCCTGAATTCATCCAACAGAGTATTCGACGTAATCATTCGTAACTCCCTCGAAACACCAGAATAGTTTTCATGAAGTTCAGTGACCGCGGAAGGTGTAACCTTAGTACCATTCACGTAGGCTTTGAACTGATTGGTATCATATGTGATTGTGATATTTTTCCATGTGTTAATTGGTAAATTGATTGGAAATACTGTACTTTCGGATGGTATGGAATGATTGACACGTATCTCGGTTTCATTCACAGTTATAAATTCAGCATCGGTTTGGTTATCGTAAATAATGAATGAATCATCCCAACTACTCTTGTTAATGAAAAATGAAATCGAATACGATGATGTTGATTTAAATACCATGTATTCCTGGTTCGGTACTAAAACTATTGACACGTTTGACATTTGCAATGCATTTTTATTCACTGAACCATTTGACGCCACTATTGGTGAAACATTGGTATCGATTAACTCTACTAATATGTGGTTATTATTTCCACTCGTATCGTATCCGACGTATTGTGTGCTCACTGTGTCTTCAGAAACTCTTTCAGAAAAGGTGGAAAGGATGTTGGCGAATGACACACTTTCCAAACCTAACTCGTAGAACTGGTTCTCGAATCCTACATCGATGGATGCAAAGTAAGATTCCACGAACACTTTATTGAAATTCTGATTCGTACTTAAATCAACAGAATAAACATATAGATAATAGGTCGTATTATATTCAATTAGTGATGCAGGATCCCAAGATGATCCATTCCATTTTCTGACATGTGTCAGCGTACCATCCAATGAGACGAAATCGCTCCGATTGGGAACATCCAACATACTTATCATAGCATTTCCAGCGTTTATAATATCATTTTCCGTAACAGTGTTTGTATTTGAATCAAATAACGCAGCGTATGTAGAAAAGTTGCTTAAAACGTCATACGATTTTACATTCGAGATGGTTATATGGTCATCACCTGCGATATGGTCCATGATCACACTTGCATTAGATACGATTGGTTTATCAATTTCTCCATTTAGAATTTGATTGATATTATTATTGACTTGAAAGGTATTCACTGTCGGTGCAATTGTATTTGTTCTGCTTGGAATATTAATATCGAATATTGTTGCAGATATATTCCATATCGTTTCTACCGGTGTTAAGGTATCAATTGTATGAATCGAACCAATTGCGAAGTCTGTCGCACTCACGCTCAACGTTACGTGCGCACCGTCGGATGCTGAAAACGTAAGTGATAGCAAACCATCGTATGCCGTATTGAAATAATCATATAGGTCGTCTGAAATCGAAGTTAATTTGATATACACCGCTGTAGATGTAACATCGTTTATTTCATATGTGGCAGTAGGCACTGTTCTAGAGATGAAAATATTGTTTTCTGGGAGAATGAGTTCTGTTTCTGTACCGTTAAAATCCACGCTATATTCAAAAGGATTTGTTGGGTATTGTTCTGTTACAAGCAATTGATATGTATATTCTATACTTTCATACACATTATTATTATCATTATTCGTAACATTGATGGGCTTCGCACTCATAAAATTCATCTCCAAACCACCCACAAATGCCTTTACATTCGCGGGTGAGACTAAACGGGGACTATGGAATTTGAGTTCAACCGTGTCACCAATTTCACAATACACATAATTTGCATTTTTCGTTGTGTCCGTATTTAAAACAGACACCGTAGAGGGATATTCAGAAGAACCAGGTAAAAAACTCGGATCCAGTACCTTATTTATATACACATTAACTTCTTTTACCGACATGTAAGATATGTCGAACACAGATTCCCAACCAGGTATTAAGGTTGTGTAACTCGTGCCCAAAAACAAATATGGGGTCGAAATGTTCGTAATTATATCCGTAGTAGCTATGAGATTGACTAATTGATTATTCATATCAAGTTGTCCGTCAGAACGTCTTCGATACAGTCGTAGTCTGTAAGACGAACCCAATGCTAAATGATTATGTGTTAGGGTATATACGTACTCGACTCCTTGTTCGCTATCCGTACTACCAAACGTTATTGATGATTGTGATGCAAAAGAAGATCCATGTATCATTCCTAATGTCACGCGACCAGATGTGTTTCTGTATACACATAGACAATCATTGATACCATTTTGGTGGTGTTTTCCTAGTGCCATATATACACTATTTTTGGAAGAGTCTGAACTTTGTGATTCCGTAATAGTAAAATCGATAGAATACGATTTATTTGTATTTAGAACCCCGGTCAAATCAGCGTAACTTAAGTCGCTATGGTTGTTTATAATAAATCGTTCATTTGATATGTTCATGTCGTCTAACGAATAATCAGAATTTATTGTTTTGAACTTTATTTCCGAATTTATACTTGAAACGCCAGGGTTTGTGTTCGTAAATGTAAATCTATTCGTATCAGTCATTTTAATTTATTATAGATAGAAAAAGAAAAAGATTAAATTTTAATATGAATTTTCGAGTTTTATATAATAATACAAACCTATATTTGTGCATATTTCGCCATGGTTTCCTCTGTAAATACAACTTTGGTTCGACTGATAGCAGTTGATGTTGCGGATATATTGATCACATCATCAATAAACGTAATGTTTGATGAATCCAATGCGTTGTAATCATTATCTAACATCGTGTTTTCAACATCGGTTAGAGTATGATACGAATCTCCATGTTTGATATACGCGTAGGTCAATTTGAACAGTTGAAGAATCCAATCAACGTTTGTTCCGTTAATATCCGGAATCTGGGTAAATCTTGAGAAAACATCTTCAATCGAATCCCATCCATCGCTTTTATCTAATGAACTGTCGATTATCTGAGAATCATTGAATGTATTCTTCCAATCTACAATGGATATCTTTGGATACAATTGATATTTGGTACCAGGGGTCTGTATTAAAATGTAGGAGGTTGTCGACGTATTTGGATCTGTATTTAGCTCGTAATGCGTATGTAACCTGGCACTCGGTGACCCTGGAACTAAATACTGGAATAAAACTGCGTCATCCAAAAATACTGCATCAACTAGTGGAAGATATAAAACTACAATACATTCGACAGTAGTATCCAATGCATCCACATTCGTCGGTGTATTATCATTTGTATTGATGTATTCTTCCGAATAAACTCTTTCAATAAACGTAAAATCTGTTATAAATTTATTTTTGAATGCAGAACTATTTTTCACGTACGAATACAATTGTGTTGCGTGTTCAATATTACTGTTATCCGGTCCAGACAACAATACATTATTTGTGTAAAAATGATTTCCTTTTCCTAAAATATTAAGACTATTTATGTTTGTAGAATTACCTTCCACATGTCGATAACTTGGAGTTGCTTCAAATCCAGAACCATCTGATTTCATTGGAATATTTTTCGTTTGATAATCATATAAGTTGTATGTTGATCGAAATGTTGAGTCTGATGGTTCGTAATATTGGGAGTATGTGTAGTTGCCAGTAAGCAGAGTTTTACCAGCTTTATAAGAAATGGATAGGTTCGTGAAATCACCAAAGGGTAGCGCAGTATTTAAACTTACCGCAGTAATAGCTTGGTTCGCGACATCCTGCATGGAACCCAATTTGGATCCGTCCGCAAATTTCAAACCTCCTTCAGGTTTGATTGACGCCCCAAGAATATTCATCGAAGTGTTACCATTTTCGTCTGTAGTTGCTGATAAGGTTGTTTCTTGCCCAAGATACATCGAATTTGACCCTAGAAACAGGGAATGAAATGGACGATCATATGAACCCAAATAATGTTCGTTGGACGTCGTTGGAATGATGCTTCCAGTAAGGTGGATAACATCAGGAAGTGTTTTGTCCTCATCGGGATCGGAACTGGATTTGAATTGAAAGGAAGTAGGCCTACTAGTATCCCCTGATAAGTTTTTTGTATATATCGTTCCATGTGATTCTATCCATCCCTCATTGAAAAGATAATCTACATTCATGCGGCGTCCGGATTGGAAATCGAACGATACGGTATCGTTAAACGTAGCATTTTCAAACGTAGCATTTTCTAGAACATTCAAATTAGATGTTGTGATCAAATCTGAACTCACGTTCGGGTCACTTTGAATATTCAAATCATTCGAAAGGGCAGATAACGCAAGGTTGGATAAACCGTACAAGTTGGAAGCGTGTCCATCCCACACATGAGGGGTTTCACCACCCAAATCTTCAAATACTATCGATTGAATTTCAATCCCCCCTATAATTTCAATCGAATCAACCACTAAATTAGAATGTATGGTGACGTCTCCATGAATGATCACATTACTGTTAAACGTACCCAAATCCAGAACAGTCAAATTAGACGTTGTTATAGATTCAGAACTCATGTTCGGGTCACTTTGAAGATTCAAATCGTTCGAAAGGGCAGATAACGCAAGGTTGGATAAACCGTACAAGTTGGAAGCATGCCCGTTCCACGGATAATTATCAGCGTCTTCAAGTATGATTGATTGTATAGATATTCCTTCTAAGATTTCTATTGTATTTACGGTTAAATTACTTGCGATGATTACGTTACTGTTGAACGTAGCCACTTCTTGAACAGTCAAATCAAGAACTGTAGTAGTTCCGTTAACATATGATATATTGTCTTCAGATATTGACCAGACAGATGTACCCCCACTCGCTCCGTATGAATCACCACTCACTCCGTATGATCCACCACCTGAACCTCCATATTCGGAATATGGGTAGTTGTTGTCGGAAATAAACGAACCCTGTCCAAATGTTGCTACAAGTTGTCCGTGCTCCTGTGATTTATCATATTTAATCAGTTCAAGATTGCTGTCCGTATTCAATTGAAACATGAATCCACAATTCGCATTCGCAATGTTTATGTTTGGAGTGTAAAGCTGTCCAGTAAGATTCATGTCGTTTAATACATTGACAGTTGAACTCAAAATAATTTCAGTGCCTGATACAATTCTAAGTGTAGAACTATTGCTAGAAGTTATTACGTTTTCGGTACCGTTTTTTGTAAAGGTTAAATCATCCAACATGATTGTACGATCGGTGTCACCAGGTAACAATTGCATCACACTATTTGAGGTCGATATTTGCATATTACTGGTACCGTCTTCTACAGACAACCGAAGACTGTTTTCTTTATCATCGACGAAAAATACAATGTCACCACTAGCCCCAAGAGTTAACTCTTGAGGGGTGTCGGCAGACGTGTTTGCTAAGGCATATATCTCTGTACTAACAATCGTGGGCACTATCATCACACTACCTTCTTCTTGAGTGTAATCGATTGAAATTGAATTTAATAAAGACATTTTAATTGAAAAAATATATTATGATAAGTTCGTACATTTAATTACAAATTCGACACTTTTTATTTTTTTAAAAATTATATATATGTAATATTATTATGAATAGAATACCAGAAACACCTTTGGATATAGAACAATTATCGAACATATCATCAACATTAAAGAAAACATCGTTTGGAATAAGGCTGAATATATATTTGAAATTTGCATTCTATCTCGGAGCATTTGTGTTATGCGTTATCATATACATGATGTTGTTTCATAAGTCAAGATTACGTTGGTTTGCTCCGAGTATAATGATAAATATAAATAAATATAATTTAGAGTTTACAACGAAAGTGACTAGTTTAATCATCAACTATCAAAAACTAACAGAAAACCAATTTAAATGGAGCTCTCGCTTGAATGAAGGTGACATTTATTTGAATTTGTTGAACGATGACGTTGCAATACTATTCTCAAACATCAAAACAACTTTGGAAGAAAAAGAATACATTTTGGATTCGAAAGACGTGTACATGTCATCAAGAATATCTAAATATTTGTTGAAAAAGTTTGAGCAATTTAAAAGATACAAAAACCACGACATGGAGCGCGTTGATCTCATCTATAATAGAATAGGAAATCTGGTGGAGATGAAAAATAATTTTGTAGATTATGTGAATAGTCGATACATAATGAATTATTTAGACACAACCAATCTACACCATACGAAAGTCTTGGAGAATAAATTTTTCAACAAATATTTGATTTTCATGTCAGAAAGCCTTCGGGATAGATATTACCGAATCAAGAGATTTCATCCGACGTCAGTTGTGTCCGAATACTTCGATGAATTAATCAAAGAAACCAGTAACGAATGGTTTTTCAATTCGAAGGACTCCGATCCTGTGGCGTACTGTTCCAGGATATTCGCAGATATTCAGGATACGATAAAATCCATATTAATCGAAAATACGAAATTAACAATGAATGAATTGAACGACAAAGAGGATGAAAGCATGAAAACAGAAATGAATATTGTTGATGCCGAAGAGCATAATAATCTGTTGGAAACTGTACATACAGTTCTTGACGATGGCTCAAGATTGATATCTATTGAAGATTACGAACGATTAAAATCCACTTATTATATAGACCTGGAAAAATTTATGTATAAAACGTACGTTACAAAAGACAATATACAAACGAATGTGTTTTCTGAATTTGACACAAATACCATTCTTTCAAAATTCAGAAATATACTTGACATTTTATTATTGATTGAAAATCGTAAGACCATTGAAATGACCATGGATTTTACGATTCATTACATGCTCGACCCAGATAGTTCAAAAACTGAAAAACTAAATACATATAGTCAGTTTTATTTGCAGTTATTCGAATATATTGCATACCATGAAAACAACTATGAGAGAATACTCCGATACAATAGGAGTCGATGGCCTGTTTTGCCACAATTGCAGAAAAGTTACACAAGACAGTTTGTTTCGGCTTACAAAATATTCATAGTGGAGAATATTGCGGAACAATGGACGAAATTCGGAAAGTCTCAACCTACAACAGTCGAGCCTATATTACAAGCGATTGATAATTCAATCAATCCCCAGATCATATTAAGATCTTTATTGTAAATTATTTTGAAAAAGTATTATACTATTTTGTTCATCTAAATTAATACAAAATCTAATGAAAAAGAAATCCTCACGTGATATTAGATTCGACAATGATACGATTGAAAATTTCGGCTTTATTCCAGGTATTCCGGGTGTATCACAACTCCTTGATGTCATAATCAAAATCTTCGAGTTCGTTGGTAAGATCTTGATGATGTTAGCAATGGTATTGGTGAAGCTCTTCACGTTAATATTCAATCCATTCCAAGCAGTTGTCTTCCTATGTCAGATCATCTTTGCGATGTTTTTGATGGTTTTCTACTTATTATGGATGATTGGTGTTAAATATATCTTTCTTGTGATTCTGTTGATTATAACCAGTCTATTTGATCTTGTAATGTTTTTGATCGTATGTATTTTCATTGCGATTTTTATGTTGTTTGATGCGATCATTTTTAGAGGATGGTTTTATCCGTTATATTATCGATCATTTGGGGCTAGTGAAAATCAACCCAATGCTTGGTATGAAAATGGAAGTTACCAGAGACACAATCGAACTGATGGAAACTTTTTCAAATGTGGAGACAATTACGTTCCGGATTCGGGCAACATGTTTTTCTGTACTCGATTGAACAGGCATGAACCACGTTTTTGTCCTACACCTGCGCTGTATCGTTTATACAAAGGTCAAGGAATCAAAGATGTTCTTTTCGGGAAAGATTTTCATCCTTCCGCAAATCTAATGAAAAATAATATCAACGGTCGAAACGTTGAAATAACTAATTTCATATTAAATAAGCTATCGTACTTAGATTCATGCAACACATATTCAAATCAATACAATCCGGTGACCAAACAAATCTGCAAATCGATCGATTTAATTGTAGATAAAACGAATAGAAATCGAATGTCAAACATTTGTCATGAACAATATTGTACGAATGGTGAAAGGGAATCATTTTGTAATAAACTGGATGGTAACAATGTTGTTAAAAATATTGTACCCGAACAAGAATCATCTGAATCAAATATGAGTTCTTATGAAAAGTTATATTTCAACGCGGTATATCTGTTTATATTGATTACGATTATATCCATTATTATGAAGAGAAATTTGAAGTAATTTCAATGAATAGCAAAAACCGAGCAATAATAATAATAATATAATTTAATTAGATGGGACTTATTTCAGACTTGAAAAAAATGGGTGACACAATCAAAAAAACATTTCAAACTTTGATTTCGGCTTTGAGGATGTTCCCAAAGATAATATTCTTATTTGAAAAACTAATAAAGTTAATTACGAAACCACATTTATTTATACTCTTGTATGTACAAATTTACATTTTCGTATATTTCTGTGTACTTTGGTTACTTTGGATCATGTTTCTCAGATACTTAGCGCATTTTGTAATACTTGTCGCATTAACGGTATTAAATGGATGGGTATTCGCATTGACAATACTCTTCACGGTTTTCGTTTCCTTTTGGGATTGTATCCTATTCAAAGGCTGGTTGTATCCCCTGTTTTATCGATTCGTAGGCGCCACAGAAAACAGTCCCGACGGCTGGTTATTAAGTAATGGGTATCACCATAACAACAAAAACGAAAGTTTATTTGGTATAAGTAGAATGAAATGTCCCGAAAACTATATACCAGATGGTTCGACCAATGATTTATTTTGCAAAAGAATATCCTCCGACCAGTTTTCATATTGCCCACACGCAAACATACAAAAGCAATTCTTTTATGGCGAGACGAAAGGAAATCGTTACTTGAAACCGTTCGTACCGAACCTTGACTTCATGAACAAATCACCTGTAGAAAAACAAAAGATTATTAATTCTAAGGAGTTAAGTGATCGCTCTGAAATGAATTACTGCAACACATACACAAAAAATACGATCCCCTTAACTAAATTAATATGCAGTTCATCGGATTTAAGTTTGGGGTCCGAAAACAATACCATGCAGCAAATTTGTGCTGAAACATTTTGTAGTAACGGAAGTTGGGAATCCTTTTGTGGAAAAATGAATCCAGTAAAACAAAAAAATCAGAAGGAAATCGAAAAGATTAATCTTATTGTATCCACAACTACTTTGCAGAAAGCATATTATAATACACTCATCATTCTCATTCTTGTATTAATATCAAACATAATGTTCAACAAAATTAAAAATATTCATTGAACTTCGATTTCAACTGGTTCAATAGCTTACCGTCATTCAGATGTCTAGTTTCATTTTTATCCACAAAATGTTGAATGTGATCCAATATTTTAAATATTATACTTCGGTTCTTAATTTTCAGAGAATCGCGAATCCAGTCTTTAAGGACATCTTGGTATTCGAGGGAAGAAAAGAGCTCATTTTCTATATCCAGTGTTGGTGTAACCAACTTCGAGTTCCGGAAATACGACAAATACTTTTCATTTTCATATTCATCACTCGTTCGCAATAATATTCTTTCGAAAATTCCACTGATTGTCTGGACATGCGATTTCGTTTCATTGTCAAGTTCCGATATTAGTTTTACGATACGATCATCTTGTAGATGATATTTCTTTGAGAGAATCACTTTATAATAATGCGTTAAATTGTACGATTCAATTTCCATTGAAAAAAGTTTGTGATGTTGTTTTTCGATTAGAGACTTCATTTTGGTTTCGTAGATTGTATCGTTAATAATAATATCGATTGTGTCTTCGATAAAAGAACCCTCGTCCAAATCAATATACTTTAGAAATGTGTTTGTGAAAATTTGAAACGTCAGTGAATCCAAAGTATATTGCTTGTAGATATTTTCACAAATATTAAACTTCATATTGTATAACGTTTCGTACTCTACGAACACTTGGTGAGGCTCGACATTATTGCATCTCTTATAATAGCGCTGATATTCGTGCACCGTGATTTCTCTTTTGAACACTCTTTTGAATTCTGTAATAATTGTATCAAATTGAATACAAAAATCTGTTTCCAAATCATTCATGTAAATATCTACAAGCTTATCATAGTTAGTTACGAAAGATGAATATTCTGTTTCCTCGAATAAATTTGGTTCTCGTTTGTTTTTCGTCATGAACCTATTTCGAAACCGGTGCAGTCCTAGTAAATCGGATTTTTCTGTATCACTTTTAGCGTCATTCACTTCTGAATTAATATACTCTTGCAAGACAGTGTGAATTACTGATTTATAATCTTCACCTGTATTTTCAAGAAGTTGTTTATGAATACGATCATACATCAGTGTCAATGTGTCCTCCACGTGGTCTTCTCCCTGTACATAACCAGTAGGGTTCAATACTTGTCTGATATAATCCTTGATCACATTAGACACCAAACTTGATTCTAGTACATCTAGTTTCAATTTACCTAAACATAATTTTTTCATCGGGATCACTGAAGTAGATACAAAGTGCTTTTTGAAGGCTTCGAGTTCGTGTGGATGATCGGAGGCGTTCAAAAAAAAATTGAATGACTGTGAAATTACATTCGAAAGGTAATCTATAAATATGCTATTTTGGAGGATTAAATTAATATAATAAGTATCGGTTTGGGTTTTATGGATTGCCGAGTTATTACGTATCGATATAATTATCTGTTGTTTTGAATGGGTATCGTCGTTGAACAAGTCTTGTAGAACCCGATCTAAATTGTCCATAATTTCATTATTGACCAACACATTCATTTAAATCCGTTTATTACAAATAGATGTGCGAAAGACTTGGGTTCTTATCGATGACCGAGATGTGACTTGTGTATTTTGCTGCCATTTTGATATCAATATGAACATCGTGGTTCATGGTTTCACCGATCAAAATTTCCACATTGATGTTGCTGACGATAAGCTCGATCAAGCGGCGCAAATTTCGAACACCCGATTCGTTTTGCGTTTTCGTGATAAGATAACGAATCGTTTCGTCGTCAATGGTTATATCGTGTAGTGAAAAGTCTTCTTTCACGGATTTGAACAAATGATGTTTCGATATATGTAATTTGTCCGTAATGGTATAATCTTTGGTATGAATTGAAATCATCCTGTCTTTCAATATGGGGTTGATGAGGTTCTCGTCATTGTATGTAAATATGAATAAACACTTTGACAAATCGATTGGAATCGAAGAGAAATACTTATCATAGAATTGGTCATTTTGCGACGGATCTGTGATATGAATCAACAAGCTGATGATTTCTTGTCCTCTTGTAGTGTTACTTATTTTGTCCAGTTCATCGAAATAGATAACTGGGTTCATACAATTTGCCTTCGTCAATACATCGACAATTCGCCCAGACGTCGATCCCTCGTACGTATAGGAATGGCCTTCGAGATATGAACTATCACCGGCACCTCCCAAGGGTATGAAAGCAAATGGTAGTCCGAGAGCTGTACATACACCGTCTTTAATCAAGGTAGTTTTGCCTACACCCGGGTTACCATGAATCCCGATGACATTACCCTTCGATTTTGGATTGGATACCCATTGAGCAAGAATTCGAATAATCTGATCTTTGGTTTCCAGATGTCCATATACTTTGTCGTTTAGAATACCTCTTGTGTTTGAAATGAACTTGACAATATCCGATTTTGGCGAAGCATTAGTGACCGGTAAGTCGATGTACTTGTTGAATGGAATCTTGCACAATTTGTCAATCCAGTTCTTCGCTTTCACGTACTCACCGGTTCCTTTGTCCATTCTCTGCAAAGTGATATGTTTCTTCAAGACAATCTGTTTAACATCTACAGGTAGTTTAGACTCGATGATTTTGCACAAGGTTGGTGTATTAAAATCTACACATGACTTCATAATGTTTTCGTACTCGTCTTTAAATTTTTGTTGGTTTTCGTTATTCAATGATGAAAAGTAGTTCAAATCTTCATTGCTCATGATATCCATCAACATTTTGTTTTCTTCGTTGATAGACACACCACATTCACATGGCTTTTCGTTCATCAATGATATAATCTCTTTGGAGATCATTTCGTTTAATGTGTTGAAATGTGTGGTATTCGGAGGTTCGCAATCCGATTCACTATCCTCATCTGTGGATGAGTTTTCTTTGTTGGAAGCAGGTGCTTTTTGACTATCATCGCAAGAACTATCCGTGCTCATGGTATCTGTTGTATCCCCATCTTCATCTAACAAATATGTGTCTAACACGAAGCTTGGAAACAGGTCCAGATCTTCGTTCTCGTCATAGGTATTAATATCGAAATCAGGGTCAGAATCGGAATCGGACTCCGACATTTGTTTCCGTTTTTTGGGTTTGGTAGTATTACAAACCATTCTTCAAATAAAAATGTGATAATATATTCTATAGTTATGTTTCAATTTTTAAATAATATTAAAAAAATTGAAATTGAATTAAAAGAAAAATCTTTTAGTATTCTAAACATGTCGATATATAAGGAGTTGTCCTTCGAAAATGATATTGAGTTGGTGAAAGGTGTCCAATTTTCAGTCATGAGTCCTAAAGACATTATAAATAAATCAGTTTGTGAGATTGTTTCTACAGACACCTATTCTGGAAATGATCCTATTATCGGTGGATTATTTGATAGCAGAATGGGTGTCATTGACAACGACAAGATATGTAAGACATGTCACCAAAAAAACACATTTTGTCCGGGACACTTTGGACACGTGGTATTATCGAAACCGGTATTCTACATTCACTTCTTTGACATGGTACGTAAAATAATGAAATGTGTATGTTTTCGTTGTTCAAAGTTGTTGATTAATCCTCAGGATCCAATTGTATTGAAACTTTTGAACAAAAAAACAATTGGGAATCGTCAGAAACGATTCGACTTAATTTACAAATGCTGTTCAAAAATCAAAAGATGTGGGCAAGAAAATCCTAATGGTTGTGGATGCAAGCTGCCTCATAAAATCACCAAGGAGAACATTGGAAAGATCAACATGGAATGGAAGGCAGAGGTGAATGAAGAGCAAAAAAAGCAGGTACTTAATGCTGAAGATGTGCTTATCATTTTGAAACGTATCAGCGACGAAGATTGCGACATTCTTGGATTTCAGCCGGACATAAACAAAATTGAATACAATAAGCCCGAGTTCTTAATTTGTACTGTGTTTCCAGTCCCACCACCATCGGTCCGTCCATCGGTCCGAAATGAGACTGGACAGCGATGTGAAGACGATTTAACGCACAAATTATGTGACATCATTAAAACAAATAATACTTTGAAACAAAAGATTGGAAAGGACACAAACAACGCAGAGCAAATCAACTATTGGTCTATTTTACTTCAATTCCATATTGCTACATTTGTTGATAATCAGTTGCCCGGGATTCCTCCGGCGAAACAAAGGACAGGACGCCCTTTGCGTTCTTTGACGGAACGTCTCAAATCGAAAGAAGGACGTGTTCGTGGCAATTTGATGGGAAAACGTGTTGACTTTTCTGCAAGGAGTGTAATCACGCCCGACCCAAATATTGATATTGACGAATTAGGTGTTCCTTTGAAAATGGCAACTAATTTAACATTTCCAGAAATGGTGAATCAATACAATATTAAGGAACTTACTAAAATTGTTAAAAATGGTAATGACATTTATCCCGGTGCAAAATACATTCGAAAGAATGAAGGTACTGGATACAGAACGATTCGACTTAAGAACTTGGACACCGATACTATTGTCCTAAAATATGGTGATATAGTTGATCGCCATTTGATGAATGGAGATGTCGTATTGTTTAATAGGCAGCCATCTTTGCACAAGATGTCCATGATGGCGCATCGTGTGAGAGTGATGGATTATGATACATTTCGATTGAATGTATGCTGTACTCCAAGTTATAATGCCGATTACGATGGTGATGAAATGAACATGCACGTACCACAATCGCTCCAAACTGAGAATGAACTACTATCCCTCGCTTATGTTCCTACACAAATTATCTCTCCCCGTGAGTCAGCCCCAATTATTTCTGTAGTACAAGATATCGTTGTTGGATTGTATCGCATAACCAAACAGAATGTGTTCATCAACAACAAACAATATTTCAATATTTTAGCAGGCAATTCTAAATTTGACGGAAACCCACTGAAGCCATCCAAAGTGAAAAATGGAACCAACATATGGACTGGTAGGCAGTTATTGTCGAGCGTACTTCACCCTCTACTGGACTTTGCACATCGCGGAATTACTATCGAAAATGGAATTATTATCGAGAGCGAAGATAAGAATAAAAAGGTTCAACCATTTGACAAGAAGATTTATCAAGAAATGACCCATGGTTTGATTCATTCGGTATATAATGACTTTGGTCAAGACGAATGCAAAGCATTGTTTGATAATACACAACGTTTGATTTGTGACTGGTTGGTATTCAACGGATTTTCAGTTGGTATTTCAGATTTAATTGTTGAAAAGGAAACACAGTCGAAACTTAAACATGTGATCGACGATTTGAAAAAGAATGTCTATAAAACGATCAGTGCGATACATTCCAACGAGTTGGAAAACGATACGATCATGAATAATCTTGAAAACTTTGAAAATATTGTGACGCAAAAGTTAGATGCGGCAACGAAAGAAATCAATGCTATTGGTACTGAAAACATCAACGATTCTGAAAATCGGATGATGAACATGATCAATTCAAAAAGTAAGGGAAATCCAATCAACGTATCACAAATGATGGGTTCTGTTGGACAACAATCCGTAGAGGGTAAGCGGATCATGTATGGTTTCGATCATAGAACTCTACCACATTTCACGAAATACGACGACGGTCCAGAAAGTAGAGGTTTCGTCGAAAGTTCATTCATCTCTGGATTAACGGCACAAGAGTTTTTCTTCCACGCTATGGGTGGAAGAGAGGGTCTGATTGATACGGCTGTGAAAACGTCTGAAACCGGTTATATTCAGCGCAAATTAATCAAAGCAATGGAAGACGCCAAGGTCAATTTCGACATGACCGTCCGAAATGCTTCAGGAAACATTGTCCAATTTATGTATGGCGACGATTCTTTCGATCCTATTAAACTGGACAAACACCATTTGGATTATCTAAAATACGATATTACTCTGGAAAAGATGGAGGAAAACTATTTAATTACCGAAAGTGATAACTTGAAATTCGTTCTCGAGGACGCTATCATTACGGAACTCACATCGAATTCCAACTGGACAGATCGATTTGTCCTCTATTTTAAACAAATACTTGAAGATCGAGAGTATCTTTTCGAAACGGTTTTCAGAGGCAAAGCAGAGGACACCATTGTACATCCCATCGAAATGAACAGACTAATTAATAGGATTCGTAAATTATTTTGCTTGGACACAATGACTAAACCGAGCGATCTAAGTCCTTTAGCCGTTCTAGACGAAATCGAAAATCTAACTTCACATTTGACGGTATGTTCTCAAGCTGTCCCAATCAAAATGACACAAATGGTCATTCGACATTACTTTTCACCGAAGAAATTGATTCTCAAGTATAATTATACAGTAGAAGCCTTTCAATATTTAGTATCAAGTTTTAAAATGAAATATCAAGAGGCTGTTGTGAATCCATCTGAAATGGTGGGAGTGGTCGCTGCCCAGTCGATTGGAGAGCCTAGTACCCAATTGACTCTGAACACATTTCACTTGTCAGGCGTTGCTTCGGCGTCTAAAGCAGTTCGCGGAGTACCACGAATCAAGGAGTTGTTGAGTGTTAGTAAAAATATGAAAGCGCCTTCATGTACCATACATTTGAAGGACGACATCACGAGCTACTCTGGAGCCGAAATGGTGAAAAACACCATCGAAACGACTCATCTAAAAGATATTTGTAGTAAATCAGCGATTTATTTTGAAAACAGTCCTGATAAATCAGATATTCAGATTGACGACATGCTGATCAAATCGTACAAGGTTTATGACGACATCGATGATGACGATTTTTCCCTTGATTCGCCTTGGGTATTACGATTCGAAATCATTAAATCCAAGATGTTGGATCGAGGTTTAACGACAATCGATATTTACATTGCGCTAAAAAAGATGTATGATGATGCTATCAGTTGCATGTATTGTGACGACAACAGTGATTCGATTGTGTATCGCGTGTCTTTGACAGATAGCAAAACGGATGATGTGATTTCTAATCTGAAAGCATTGGAATACAACATGATGGAAAAGATAATTATTAAAGGAATTCAAAAGATTCATAAAGTAAGTATTTCTCAGAAAAAAACAAAAGTGTTGAATGACGACGTAACTTTCAAAACATTCATAGATTCCGAGAAGTATGTTTTGGAAACTGACGGAACAAATTTGAGACATGTATTAATCAATCCTTACGTCGATTCGACAAAAACAATATCCAACGATGTGATTGAAATTCTTCAGATTTTCGGAATTGAAGCTGCGCGTCAATGCCTGTATAATGAGATTGATGATATATTAAACAGTACCACAAGTGTGAATCATCGTCACATATCTCTACTCACGGATACGATGACTTCAAAAGGGTACTTGCTATCAATCGACCGTCACGGTATCAATCGATCAGATATTGGACCCCTTGCAAAATGTAGTTTTGAGGAGACTTCGGACATTTTGATTAAAGCCGGTATTTTCGGCGAACTGGACAGAATCCATGGTGTAAGCGCAAATATTATGTTGGGACAAATCGCCCAGAGCGGGACTGGTGACAGTCAAATTATTATGGACGAAAACAAACTGTTGTCTATCGACGGCGATGATTCTACGGAAACGGCCACAGACGAGATTGATTTAACAATCAATGAATGCGATCTGGATTTCGAATACACATTTTCCGAATCATCCGAAATCGTTGAAGAAAAAACGGTAAAAAAGATTGTAATAGTTTAAATGATTTACATTGTATATTCGGTGATGTTGTTCGTGATCCTGTTCTCATGGTACAAAATCGACAGCCGATACAATATATTGTATGGACTACAACGCGGATCCAAGTTCAAATATCATGTATGTAAAAACATATTAATTATATTGAATTTGACAATGTTAATTTATTTAAAATATTGTATTTATTCAATAATATATTCGCAATAAAATTAAATGGATTCTTTTGATGAAGAACTTACATTTCTTTTTTTCAAAGTATTAAAACGAACTCCAATACAAGAAGAAAAAACTACGTATCGCGCCAAGTTTTTCGACCTCCAATACACATTACCACAAATCGAGGAGTTACTTTATGAAACTGCTGAATATATTCAGGCCAATACAGAATATAGTACCGTCAATGAACGAGCTACTTATAATATGAACGTATTTTCTTTTGAGGTAAAGAACATTGATCCACTTCAGTACCGTGGCGTTCAATTAACTAACGGAAAAACTGGAATCATAACTTCCCCATATGTGAATAAAGTAGCGTCATCTTTTATTACAACGAATTGTAATTTGGATCAAATCGCAAAATATAACACAAATTTGGTGGAGACATTCGACTATTCTGGACTTAACTTTTTCGAAATATCGGATCATAATGTAAGAATCGAAAATCATATACAGCATTTAGATGCCCATAGAGCGTGCTTCACAAATGAATACGACTTGATATACGTAACACCCGAAGGATTAACGTGTACCTTGAGTGTCAGACATAATATGCGTTCCCTTCGTCAATATCCATATTGTTTTTTGAATTCGTATGAGATCGTAAATACGTCAAATGATCCGGAGGGAATCAGGGTACCATTGTATCATTTGGTGCGCAAATCAGATAATTTGAGCGAAGATGTGGAACATTTTAATAATAACATGGATGACGTTTTGCTTTTCTCGAGCAGTTCCCACGATCGAAGAAAGGATCTGGATATCGTGACTTGTTCGAGTTACATATACGACAACACGAAATGTACTCATATAGGACACAATTTGAACAATGGACAAGCATATAACTTGTTTCATCTCGATATGGATGAGAATCAACAGTTCGAGTTCCACATTGTAACCGGGACAATGACGACTCACGATTTTCCGGATCCGAAAAACGAATTGAAACGAATTTTGACCACTATTGTACGGTTGAATGGTGTCGATAAATTGATTAGCACCCATAATGCTTTATGGACGAAAATATGGACCGCAGACATAGAATTTGAAGGCAAACTTACAAATAACATTGAAAAAACGGGTAAATTGGAAAACTTGCGAAAGAATGTGAAATATTCACTGTTTAATCTATTTTCGAGTATAAGAGACGACGTTAGTTCAGATTACAATCCATTGAAAATTCACGCGATAGATTCGAATGGCGATTTGTTTTGGAATAGCGACCTATTCTTGATTCCAGTTTTGATTGTATTAAAAAGTTCGTATGCAAAAACGCTCATAGACAATCGATTCCACCAATTGGAAACTGCGAAAGCATTAGCGGCATCCTACGGTTTCAAGGGCGCCAAATTTCCGCATGATAAAGACGTATTCGGCTATAACGATATTTATTGGAATACGTCAGCATCCATTTATGTATTTAATACCGGTTTAGTAGTCGTAAATTCATGGAATTATTTTCGTGTATCTCAGGATAGTGATTGGTTACGGGAGAAGGGTATTAAGATATTTACGCACTCTGCAGACTTTTTCACGAGTATACTTGATTCGGACGGTAACATTCCAAACACCTTTTCTTTGAATAACGTGGAAGGAACGAACAATATAATGTCATTGTATTATGCGGCGTTGAGTATAAAAATTGCGATTGAATCCTATTATGAAGTGAATTACAAGATTAAAAAGGAATGGAAGACTGCCTATCAAAAGATTATTACAGTAATTGAATCACGGATAGAGGGTACGAACGAAGATAATAAAATTTTCATGGATGAAGAGGCGTTTTCCAGTCCCACATCTGGTGAAATATCCGAGTTACTCTTATTATTCACGAGTTACCATTCCAAATTATTATTTTCACTGATACCGTCTATTCAAGTGAATGACTATGTTCGTTCAAATATTAATTATTACGAAATTCATATGAACGACACTTTGAGCATAAACAAAGTGTTATTTGCAACAATGTATGCAAAATTAGCACAGACGTACAGTGGTACTCAGGATAATGACTTAACGGAATTTGACACAAGGCTTAAAGGATTGTTTAATGATATGGATGCCCCCTGGGGAGGGTGTGCTTCGAACGAAGGGTTGATCTTTGTTTTGCTATTTGGGTTATCTGAATTTATTGTTACGGGTTCCATAAATTTCGACCGTTTTTATACAGAGCGTTATGGGGTGAAGAGTAAAACTGGATATGTTCTACCCGACTACGTGCATAAAATGAAAGTCACTATAAACTCCACGCGTGTAGAGCAATCAACTTACAACATTAATAATATAAAATGAATATACGAAAGGTATTTAAAAAAATAGTTAGAAAACAAGTTATATAACAATGGTAGCTATCGGAATCGACTTGGGAACAACGTACAGTTGCGTAGGAGTCTTTCAAAATGGACGTGCTGAAATCATCGCAAACGACCAAGGAAACCGCACTACACCATCCTATGTATCCTTTACAGACGATGACCGTCTGATTGGTGATAGTGCTAAAAACCAATCGAATATGAATCCCAAAAATACGGTTCATGACGCGAAGCGTTTATTGGGCAGGGATTTCACGGATACGCACGTGCAAAACGACATTAAAGAATGGACATTCGATGTCGTAGATGACGGAAAAAACAAACCTAAAATTTCTGTAGAATTCAAAGGCGAAAAGAAACAATTTTATGCGGAAGAAATTTCCGCCATGGTATTGACGAAAATGAAAGAGATTGCCGAGACGTACATTGGATCAAAAGTTACCGATGCCGTAATTACGGTACCCGCATATTTTGGCGACAGTCAGAGACAGGCGACCAAAGATGCGGGTGTAATTGCTGGACTGAATGTTTTGCGTATTATCAACGAACCCACTGCTGCCGCGATAGCATATGGGCTGGACAACAAATGTGCGAAGGAAAAAAATGTTTTGATTTTTGATTGTGGTGGTGGTACGCATGATGTGTCGCTACTTTCGATTGAAGACGGTATTTTCGAGGTGAAAGCTACTGCTGGAGACAGTCATTTGGGAGGAGAAGATTTCGACAATATGTTGGTGGAACACTTCTGTCAAGAATTCAAACGCAAACACAAAAAGGATATTCGTTCCAACCCTCGTTCGATTCGACGCCTACGCACTTCTTGTGAGCGCGCGAAACGGACTCTGTCATCGAGCACACAAGCCAGTATTGAAATCGATTCATTGTATGACGGAATCGATTTCATGACGACCATTACTCGAGCTAGATTCGAGGAACTGTGTGCCGATATTTTCAAAAAGACAATGGATCCGGTCGAAAAGGTAATTCTGGATTCTAAAATCAGCAAGAACAACGTAGATGATATTATTCTGGTGGGTGGAAGTACCCGTATTCCCAAGATTCAGAAACTTCTTTCAGATTATTTCAATGGAAAGGAGCTTTGCAAATCTCTCAACCCAGACGAGGCTGTAGCAATCGGTGCAACGATTCAGGCGGCAATTCTTACCGGCAACAAGGACGAATCTATTCAAGATCTACTTCTACTTGATGTAACACCACTGTCCCTTGGGATCGAAACTGCTGGTGGAGTAATGACGAAACTCATTGAGAGAAACACTACAATCCCGACAAAGAAATCACAAGTCTTTTCTACTTACAGTGATAACCAACCTGCAGTAACGATTCAAATTTTTGAAGGAGAACGATTTCACACCAAGGACAACAAACTGATGGGTCAATTTGAACTGTCTAGCATTCCGCCTGCACCGAGAGGCGTACCTCAAATCGAAGTGTCATTCGACATCGACGCCAATGGAATTCTGAACGTGAGCGCTGAGGACAAAGGATCTGGAAAGTCTCAAAAAATCACGATCACGAACGAATCTGGGAGAATGACTAAAGAGGACATTGAGCGTATGGTCAATGAAGCCGAAAAATACAAAGAAGACGACGAACGTGCTAAAGAGCGAGTTGATGCGAAAAACGAACTCGAAAACTATCTGTTTCAGGTGAAATCGTCTCTCCCACCGACACTGCCGGAAGACGTCAAAGAAAATATCGATGGTATTGTAAAAGAAAAACTCGACTGGATGGAAACAAATATGACCGCATCCACGGAAGAATATAAAGATTTGCTTAAAGA